TTGGAGTTCATCAAAGTATGCTTGGTTGTAGTTGGCGTAGTGGGTGGATTTCAATTCATCCATAGCGGCTGCGGAATCCTTCTTTCCCTTATGCGCTTTGTATGCACCTATTCCTAGTTGCGTGGCTCCTACGCCAGCCATGCCAGCTAAACCTATTGAACCCGCCACCGCTGCTCCTATTAAGATTGGCATAAGTAATTTTTTATTTTTCTGTAAACTTTTTCGGGGGTTTTGAACTCACTTAAATCTATTTCAATGTGTCCTAACCTTTCCTTTAACTCTTCTATCAATTTTATGTTAGCCTCGTAAACTATTTCAGGTGTTGCGGGGTCTTTCATTGCTTTGTGAATCGGCCTGTAACTTTCTAAGCACTCATCTTTATCTCTTGTGCAAACTATTAGTTTATCTATCAATTCGGGGTCTGTAAGGTTAAGAGAATATGGAAATAGCTTTACTACCATCCCTTTATACTCACTTGTCTTTACCCCGTGATGTACTTCATCTAATAATTCGTAGAATCCCTTTGGGTTACTCTCCTTGATTGGTTCGTGTTCGGGTAAGAATTTTGGGGCGGGGGTTTTGTATCCCATATTCAAAAGGGTTTTAACCATGTTGGATGTTCCCGTTCTTGCCATACCAGTTACTACAATCATTCTAGCAAAGGTATCTATGGATATTGGGAATAATTTGTAAAATCAACATTGGCTAAAAATGCATTGAAACGCACTTTAGCCGCGTGTTGATTTCGTACAAAGATAGTAAAATTTCTTTACTGATTGTAATTTGACGGAATAAAATCAAATGCCGCTTCAAGAATCTTGTAAATCTTAGTAACCCCCGCTGCAATTTTAATTCTCGTCTTTATCCAATATCCCCTTACTTTGTCTCCTTCAATATAAGAAGAATAAGATGTTCCTGAGCCTGTTCTTAGTACGGGGGCGTAGATTTGACCCTCCTTGAAAACAAAACTCTGTGTGGTTGAGTATTGCTCGTTGCTTGTGGTTATACCACCGCCTACGGCTTCTACCGCTCGCGTTGTATCTTCTGACGCAATAGGTACAGATATGTTAGCCTCATCCCCTGAAGTAAAATTTCCTTTTAGTGATATTCCTTTCCATACTTTAGTTCCGTCTGCTGCGGGGTTTGAAACTATATCTATGTAGCTTGGGTAGTCTGTTCCATAGTAGCTTGCGGGGTTTGCGTAATCGTTGTGTATGTACAATTTTCCCGCCCTAAAAGAAACTAAATCTATTCCCGCAGGAGAAAGGTTCTCAGCGGGGTAACTCATAAAGCTACTCCACGCACCTTGTCGGTTTATATCCACAGACAACCTCTCGTTAAAAACTAAGGTTCTAGTGTTTAGTGGGTAAATCCTAAAATACCACGCTGACTCTATGCCCCCACCTAGCACTGCTGCTTGCGCCCTATCGGCTAATGCAATGGATAGCGTTATGCTGCTTCCGCTTACAGTTGTTACCGCTGCTGTTGATTCCTTTTGTGAATAGTATGTTGCCCCTCTATTACAAGCTGCTAGGGTTATTGGTACTGTTCCTCCTTCAAAGAAATCATATCCGCTTGCTGTTAGGTTTAGCGTTGCCCCGCTTGCTGTAACGGTAAACTCTTCTGTTGTGGGTTCAAAAGTTGCTGGCCATTTTAATACTAAAATATAGTCATCGAATCGCTTGTCGTAAGCCCCAAAAATATAACTCTCATTTTCTGACTGCTGCATCTCTCTGAAGACTTGTTTGATGTACTTGTTCATCTTCTTATCTGAGATGACTGTAACACCGTCTTGAGATAGTCTACATACTTGTCCTTGGTCTATGTCTACGAAGTATTTTCTGCTTCCATTAGCCGCAAAGGATTCAGGGTTTGTGGATATTCCGTGTCTTCCTTGGTAGTAGATAATGTCGGATAGTGGGGTGTTACCCTCTATGACAATATTGCCCTCTCCTACTTTGGCTACTACTCTATCTGTTTCTGCCCAACCTACTGCGTTCTCGTGGAGTACTATGATTCTGTTTCCTTCTGTATGGAGTTTTTGTATTGATCTTAATGCGGGGTTTGCGTCCTTAAAGTCTATGTCATAGAACGTACCCAATCCATTATAACCTTGTGCCGCTAAGAATGGTTTAGAATATCTTATTGTTGTGGGGCGTTGAACTTCCCCTAAAAATCCCGAGTAATCTTCAGCGTTACTTGTTGACCTTATTAGTGCGTTTGGCCTTCCCGCCCCCCACGCTTTAGATGGTGTCTTGTCATAGTAACTTTCGTCTTCTACAAAGAACTGATATGATCTGGAACTGGCCGCTACTAATGCACCAGTGCCTCCTGACGCTACAACAGCATAGGTTCTTGGTTTTAGGTAAGAGTCCCCGTTGGTCAAATTTATAATAGCGGATTGTGCGCTAGTTTGGTTTTGGAAGTTTCCGTTATGGAAATATCTTGTTACCCCTCCCACGTCAGCTGATGCCACGTCCCCCGCGTACATTTCATAATAAAAGTCTCTGCCTCTATCTTTTGTTGGTCGGTATATCTCTAGCACCAATCCCGCAATATCCCCATTAGTTGCCCCCGCTGTATTTGCTGATGCAAATAGAACGGTGGATGACGCGGAGTTTACATATTCATTTGGTAGGTCATTTACCCTTAGTATCAGACAGTTTAATTGTGTGTTGTAGTCAAGAATTTCGGCATCAAAAGATGATGTATAATAATCGCTTACGTTTGCCGAACCTGATGCTGTTACAGGTGTTATATTGTAGCAAGCCCTAACCCTATCCCCTTTTACAAATTCATAGTTGACATCCGTTCTTGTTAGAGAGTTGTATGAAAATGGGGAGCCTTGTAGAGATGTAACGGGGATATAAAGTAACTCTTGCCCACCTAATGATGTGGCAGATGTTACCATGCCGTAGTTCAAATCATCAAAACTCGTCTTAATATATCCTCGGTAAAAATATTTACCCTGCAACATATTTAGGATTGTGGCGTAGCCAGATGGGTCGGTTGTTGTGGCGTACCTAAGTAAGTTCGCCAACTCCACAGCCTTTGTGGTTACAAAAGTTTTGTAGTAATCAAGCCCATTTGAAAGTGTCTTTACGATGTAAAACTTTTCTGCCCATTCTGGGGCATCATGGTTAAATTGTATTTGGGCGTACCTAGCCCCTATTGCGCTTAAAACGTTACCCGCTACTCCAGATGCTGTTATTGCACTATAAACTGTATCTCTCCACCAAGGGCTTGTGACTTCTAAGTTTGGGTGTCTTATAGCCGTGCTTAACCTTCCGTATTTATCCGCATAGGCTATTGCAAACTTTTGAGATGTTCCTCTTTTAAATGTTTGTATTGCGGTTTTTACTTGTGCAACTTGTGATGTTGGAACATTCTGAATAAATACGTTGTATGTAAATCCGTTTGATGTAAACCCTGATAGGGGTATAATCTTTAGATAAGAACTTCCTCCCGATGCTACATTTGTCGCTGTTAGTAATTGATAGGGGGATGTACCCGCAAAGGCATCTGATGTTATGTACTTTGAGTTGTTTATGCCCGCTACAAATTGGTCTACTAAAGCAGATGAATTTGTGCTTGACGCGCTATACGTTAAAATCTTTAGGAAGTTTAATTGGGCGGGGATATTTATACCGTTTCCTACGGACGCGGCTATTTTTACACCTACGTTAATAGTGTAGTCTGCGCCTACTTGCACACTAGCAGGAAACTTAAATCCTACTCCTGATGCGTTTTTTATTACGGGGTCGAAAAAAGTCTCTGCCGTGACTGTTGTGAACACAGAACTATTGAAAGTTTGAGCCGTCAATGGGGATAATGTTATATACGGGTTTGACCTTTCGTAGAACTCAGCTGTTGGTGGGTTCTTGTTTATTCCGTAAACCCCGTCTAGTGAATACTCCTTTCCCTCTGAAAAATTTCCGTATATAAGTCTGTTTCCTGATGTAACGCCCTGCGCTTGTGCTTTGTCTGGAACCCAAGAGAAAAGTTGATTCACTTCGGATTGGTCTAGCGGCATCAACGTGTTTGAATTATCAAACTGACTTTTTATCTTTGCTGATGTGTCGTAGTACCTATTTGTTACGTCATTAGTTTTTATTGTGTCGAATAAATACCAATCGTCAGGACTTTTATCGCTTAGAACTCTCCTTACCGATATCTTTATTTGTTTGTAGTGGTTTGTGTCGGGGGCTTCTAAAAATAAGGTTAGTGAGTTTGCCTCGTTATCATTCTTGTATTCGCTCTTAGTTAATATTGAATCTGCTAAGTACTTTGGGTTTTGTAATGGGGTTATAGGACTCCAAGATGATTCCCGCCCATCGTTACAAACATACTTATACTTAACTTGCCACAAACTTCCCTTTAGGTAGTTATACCCATTTCCATTTGTTCCGTACTCCATATCGGGATAGGCAAGCGGGGGTTTTACTATATTAGTTACTTGCCACTCCGCTGAAATATAATCCACATTTGAAACTGTCTGTACGGTGTAAACGTATCCCGATGGGCATATCTCCCAATCTTCACTAGGTAGTCCTGATGATGTGCTTGCTGTGGGGTCGTTAGTTGTGTCGGCTGTGCAACGGTAGTAGAAATCTACGTCTACACTTCCTCCTGCTGAATTTGTGTAAACAATACCCCGCTTATAAACTTGGTCTGCCGCTGCTGAAGTTGCTGAAAGGTCGTCCCAATCTCCAATGTATTTTCTGTATGTGTATTCTCCGTTAGCTGAATTAGTGTCGAAGGTTCTAACCCCCGCTTCGATATTAATGTTCTTAGGCTCTCCATTATCATCCGTCATTAGAAGATAGGAGTTTGCGTCTCCCTCTACTACGTTGATTCCAGTTATTAAATAATTGGGGTCTAGGTCTAGTATGTTGTTGTAGTCTCTTAGAACCGTCTGTACTACTTGTGCTTTGTAGTTGTAACAAAGAATTAGGTTTAACCCTCCCGTGTTATATACAACGTAAATTATTCTGTCGCGGGGTTCGTCATCGTAAACTCCAATAACTTTATTTCCCCCACTAGGAAGGGTCACACTCACTAGGGTATTCCCCTCTGCGTTTGTTATTGTTCCAACTGAACCCTTTTCGGAATTTCCATTTCGGATATTTAAAGCATAGCGGTATTGGTTTGGTTCGATGCGTGTTTCGTCATCGTCCATATTCATCCCCCCATCGAATAGCCTTTTTTCTACCATACTAGAATTTTGCGGAACCGTTAAAAGTCTTCCTTGATGCGTTTATAATGCTGCCTATTGATTCGCTTGCGAACCTTATTCTAGCGTGTCTTTTTTTATTAACGTACTGTTGGAAGGCGTAGTTTTTTTCGTTTGGCGATACCGACTTCTTAAACCTGATTAGAGAATAAGCTAACCAAGCTAGTATCGGTTCAATTAAGAATGGGTGTACTATGTATTGTCCATCTACTTTTTGGGGGTCGCCTAGATATTCTAAAACGACTTGACCTGATATGTTGGATGAAAATTCTGCTACGCCCCGCGCCCAATCCATTCTGTAACTAAATACACTACCCCCCACATTTCCATACTGCCTTCCTATAACTTCCCCGTTTCTAAAAGAGCCGCTTAGGTCTGCTATGTTGCTTGATATGGGAACTGTTTGGTCTAGTCCGCTAAGGTTGTCCGTATCGGTAGCGCAACTATATACACCGTCTGTTCCTACAATTAAAGTATTATCTGAGTATATCTCTATAAATCTTCCGTCACTCCCCGCAAAACCTATCCTAATAGGTCTAATGAGGTCTTGTGGTAGTGTGGCACGTCCTCCATCTTCTACTTCTAATATGGATACCATAGGTACTGCTGAAACGTCTGTGTTCATTTCCTTTAGTCCTCTTGCTGCCATTTGTAAATAGCGGGGGTAGTCGTGGAAAGATTCTTTACCTTCCCCTATCATGTACTCCCTTACTATCTCATCTAATGTTATTGTGTTCATTATTTAAGGATTTCTGGGGTTTGGATTTGCGGGGCGAGTAACTGAAGTGCCATTTGAATTACCTCGTACTCACAGTCAGGTGGTATCGGCATAGGATCGTCAGGATTCAATGTTGTGCTGTCGGGAATTAATCTCATAAACACTTTGAAGTCTTCGTCTACATCAACCCCTTGAATATAGATTCTGTCTCTTTCGGGTGTGTACCCTAATTGTGTCTCTAATCCAAACGCATCAAGCCCCCTGTAAAGTGCGTTGAAGTTTGTGGCTAGTGGGATTATTGGGGTATAAATGTCAGTAGCCGCTGCAACATAGTAAATGCCCATGTTGTTGTGTAGGCTTTCCAATGTTCTTATGGGTAGGGTTGCAAACCACTTTCCTTTCGTTGTGTCTTTCTCCACCCCCACTGTGTACTCGAATAAACATCCATAGGGTACTGTGTATTCCCCCATTGATATGTTTCTCCATATAAGGTCGCGGATATACTTATTAGAGGCTTGTGCGCCTTTCAGCATTGCCTCTTGAATAGTTATCTTACCGCCCTGTACCCTCTGTGCATAGGACTTTACAATATCTTCCCCTAACCTATATATGGTTGCTGCCATTAGTTTTTCTGTTCAGTTATAGCCCCTTGATAGAGGTCTGCGTCTTTTATCTCGATACCAAAGTATCTGCAAATCTTAAAAACAAGTGTTGGGAAGAAAGCATCTGACAAAGTTAAGTCTGTGCTATCCCCTGCTGTTACACCTGAGTTTGGGTTTGTTGTTGTTCCTGATGTTGCTGCAAATACGGGTGTGCTTCCTGATAGTGTGTAATTCCACCAAGGCATCAACGGTACTTTTACATAGGTCAATACTATTTGGTTTAGGGTCGCGGGGGCTACTTCAAAAGACGTACCAACGCCCCTCATTATCGGAAAGGTTGTTGTCGGTATGTTTATCTCACTTGCCAACCTTTCTGCCCACTCATTCTCTTCCACTAAATTTAAAACAACACTTCGTCCTTTGCCTTTGTATACAGAGTACCCCATAGATGCTCTGTATCTGAAGTAGTCAGATGGTTGCGTGGCGAAACCGCTTGCCACTGCTATTTGTGTGGTTTTTATTACGTCAGATAGTTCGTCAATATCTAGTAAAGCCCCACTTAATTTACCATCTACCGTTTCGTTTATGGCATCTATCTGAGCGAACTCCGCATACTTGTTGAACTCAGCGGGGGATATATACCCACCAAGTTGGTTCTTGTTTGCTATTTGACTTACCGCTGAATATACTTTGTCTATCAACATAAATTATGGTCTGAATTGAGAGTAGAATAGTATTACTTTTGCAGCCCCGTCTGACCATGATGTAACGTCTGATGATGTTCCTATGTAAACCCCATCCTCTAAATCAACTAAATTACTAAGTTGACTTATCCCTATCTGTTGTGTTTGATTCGCTGAGATAGCTGAAGATATAGTCACTGTTCCAATTATAGATGTACTGTTATATGCAGATGTGTTGTTACCATAAATATTCAATGTTAAATCTGCTACGGGGGCTGATGGTGGAGTTGTTACTTGTACTATTCCACCGTATAAGTATGTAACGTAAGTGCTTACACTTGCTATGGCCGATGCTGCTAACGAGTTTAAATTACCCATTGCAGATAACGTTACGTTTACCTTTGATGTGTTTTGTTGCAACGTATTCACAGCGGTACTGTTGTCTATGATGGAGTTGAAGTCAAAAGCCCTGCTTATGTTGACCTCAATTTTGCCGTTGGTGGAATCTACCACCGAAACAACTCCAATATATTGGTATATTAGTACTCCCGATGGAACCGTTGTAGTTAATGCCCCCGCTGTATCTAAAAATAACTTGTCCCCAACAGTAAAGCTAGAAGTATCCCCTGTCCATGTTCCACTCACAACACACCTTCCTGATGCCGCGCTTGCAATATCAGCTGATATTAATCCAACAGCTTGTGCTGATGCTGAAGATGCGGGGCTTGCTAGGCTTACTTCAGGTAGTCCTGTTGTAGTGTCATAACCCGAAATGTAAACTACTTTTCCTTTTGAAATGGTTGAACCCGTATCGTTGTAGACTTGTAAATAAAGCCCCCAATTCTCTAAACCAACTGTTCCTGTGGTGTCGTCATAGGTAGCTGTAATTCCGTAGTCTACTCCGTTCTCAAACATTGTTCCTACTATGTCTTGAACTTCCTCTGTGTTAGTGGAGTTTCCTATTCCGTATATTTTAGTGGGGGCGGTAGATGACGCATCTACACAATCTGTACACCCCGTACATTGAGTTGCCTTCTCTATTTGAGCGTAGATATCGTCTAGTGCTGCTGTCTTATTACAACTAATGGCCTCTCTGTATTGCATGGCCAAAGAACAAGCGTAAGTGTAGTCGCTTAGTAAACTTGGGTAGTTTGCGCGACCCCCGCTTGCGGCTGCTTTTACTTTCTTCCTTAGCCCGTCTATACAACAATAAAGTGTACATAGCGCGTTGTCCGCTTCAATTATTTCTGATTCGTAACCTACACCAGTCTCTTGGTAAGTGAATGAAGAATATAATGAAGATGTGGGGGTTACTGTATATGTAAGGTCGTAGTCTAATGTTACTTGGTTTGCACCCGTCCATACATTACTTGTGGTGATGCTAACCGATGTCGCCGATGCTGCTGCACTGGCCGTTAATGCTGTTTGGTTGCTACCCGTTGGGTAGGTCAGTGTTAGTGTTCTGCTAACCGATGTCGCTGACGCATCTGCTATGGAATACGATGTATTGTCGGTTGTGGTTAATTCGGGGGTGTATGTATCGGGGGTGATAGAAATTGATGGTTCAATGTGGCTTACTAAAAACTGAGTTGTTAGTGCTGCGCTTGTTCCTACGCTTGCCACAAATTTGAAGTAGTAAACCCCCTGTGGGATATTACCATCATCATCTAGTGTAATTGATGGGGTAATGCTTGCCGCCCCGCTAATTATATCACTAGAAGAACCACTAAGGTTGTTATATACATCTGAACCGTCAAGTTGTATTTGTAACTTTCCAGTGTCTCCTGACCCCGCTGTAACTACAAATGTATTTGTGGTTGTGGTTCTCTTAAATTTAACCGATATTGCCATTGCTGAATGTTTTGTATCAGCAAAGGTATCTTATGGTTTGGGGGTGTTTTTGTAAAAACTAAATCAACAATATTTTAATTTTTCCCCTCCCTCCAATATTCAGGATAGTAAAATGGTGGGTTAAGCCCCTCGTTTTCGTAAGTCCTCTCTTCAATTAATTCTTTTAGCCACAGTTGTTCTGAATTTTTATTTTCCCGTAAAAAGGTTTTATACCAAACTGTAAGTTCACTATTAGGTGGGAAGTTGATTTTATCCTTGTGGACTTCCTCTAACATTTTTTTATAGTCGACAACCCTTTCTTCTGAGTTTTTTATCAGTGTTTTTAATTCCAAAATTTCGTTTATTTTAAACAAAGATAGCAAAAAATCAACAAAACCTAAAGTGCATTGAAACGACACTTTAGCTAGTTGTTGTGCTTAATGTAAAAAGACTCCGTAATAAACTTTAAACTAAATATTAAACATGGAATACATTTTCGCAGAATACATAATAAAAGAAGGCTACGACACAGTCTTTGATAAACTCCCCTTGTTGATTTCGTCTAATGCTCATCTTTACACAAGAGGCGGATTTAACGTTGAAATTTTTGAAAATGAATCTATACTATTACTTAGGACTGACAATGAGGACGTTTATAAAATACTAAAAGATAATTACGGATTTAAAAAATGTAACCCTAAAGACACCTCTGGCTTTGTAAGAAAGTATGGAGGTCGTCACGAAGACTTTCAGAATTAAAGAGTTCTGGATTTACTACTCCTTGTCGTTTAATCATTGACAGGTGTATAAGAGCTTCATCTACCTTATTTATTTCTCTACCTAAATGACTTTCAATTTCTTCTCTATTGGTTACTTCAAATTTCATTACATAATTCAACCAATGTTTACCTTGACTATTGGTTAATTGAAACAAGAAGAAAAATAAAAACACTAAGCACAACAAGGGCTATAAAACATTACTACGTTTAAACTAACCAATGAAATAACCGCTCAATATTCTAACCTTTCTTCCTATGATGTTACTGCTAAAAAGCCGTAACGTTTCATAGCCAAGTCCGTTGATTTACTACAAAGATAGTAAAATTACGCCCAATCCCAAAAATATTTATGCTGAATTTTATTTGGGAACCTTGAAGAGTATAGTTTAATCCCCAATTCTAATCTTACATCCCTCTGACTCGGCCAAATTTTAATTACGTTTCCGTTGGCGTCCATTTGCTTTATTGGAATTTTTTGAGCTTCTGATTGTTTAGCTTTAGCTTCTTCTGTGGGCTTATAATTTTTATTCCTCTCGCTTGCTTGTCTTTTGTATTCTTCTGATCTCTTTTTACCTGTCATCCCGTGTGGTGGAATATTTATGGCTATTTTGTCAACTTTAAAATATCTCCAATAAAACCCCGCTCCAACTCTTGTAAAAACTTCATCTTTAGCGGACATTGTTATTAGAGACTTACTGCATCCCACTGATTCTGCCGCGTCCTTACAACTGTCAAAAGATTCTATGAATTTTCCGCTTAGGCTGTACTTATGTACTTCTACTTTTTTGTATTTGTGTTGGGACTTGTCTCTGTTGGGATTTCGTTTATACCCAGATATTCCACCATCTTGTACGTTAAATATTTTGTGACCGTCTTTCTTTGCCTTTTTTATTTGCTTTATCTCTTCGGCTAGCATTTCCTCCCTAGAAGTAAGTTGCTTTAACACATAAATAGAAGGCTTTAATCCCTCTTTTAGAAGAGACCTAATCCACCACTCTTTTTTAAAATTCTTGTCCGCTTTGTTTCTTGAATTACACACATGGTTTGATAGTCTTATGTGTAGAGGTTGTGTTGTGAAGCCAACATATCGGATATGGTTTATATCTCTTGGGTCAGCTAATGCGTAAATGTAGTATGCTTTATTCATAATACAAAGATACACAAATAATCGGAACTGGGGTATATAAAATAAAAAAACCGCCCGAAGGCGGTTAATTTTAGATTTAATTTTTACCTAAACGCTTGATTAGGAGCCAACAAAGATCCCAAAGCGGTTGAGAGCGAACGCTTCGAGACCAACTTGGCTTAGCCAGTGTACTTCGAAAGCATCTGTTCCGTTTGACATTGCGCCACCACCGTAACCAGTTACCCACTCACGGATGTATCGGCCACCATCGTCATTCTGAAGGTAGTTAACTCGTAGAGTTGGAACAGTCACGCTAGTTGTAGCGTTCATGCTGTTGTAAGTAACTGTATTACCCATTGGCACTACGATACCTAGTTTGCCGTAAATACCACCTGCGTAACCTAAGAAGTTAGGGTCAGAGAAGGCGTCTACAACTTTAACAGCGAATCGGAACTTACCTCTTGTGAACCAATCGAAGTCAAGGTTCAATCCTTGAGACATTGTGTTCAAGCTGATGAATGGGGTTGCTTGACCACCTGTGGCGGCTGACAATCCGTTCAACATAAAGTCAGAGATGTCTAATGAAAGTGGGTGTCCACAGAACAACCAGTTTTCAGAAGCACCACGATACTTTTGAAGGTTAGTAACCATGTTGTCGATGTCTGACCATCCGAAGGCGCCTGATGTGTAAGCCTCAACGTTGCCGTTTGCAGAAATTTGAGGAATCAAACCTTGAGTGGTTGATACTGAGTCAAAGTCTCCGATAGATGTTGAACCTACGCTTGCCAAAGCTGCTTTGTTGGTGATTTGCTGACCTGCAAGCAAGATAGCCTCACGCTCGTTTAGTGTTCGCAAGTATTCGTCTGCGATACCTTCTACATACCAGAATGGTTTTGATTGACCATCTTTACCCTTGTAGTTAACCCAAGTTTTGATACCCATTTCAGTTCCTGTTACCTTGTGGGTTCTTCGGTGAATCTGAAGGTTGTTAGAGTAGCTTAACTGAGTACTGTTTCTTGATTGCGGGGCTGTGGATGCTTCAGGCATCGCTGTTCCCAAGATGATAATATCATCTGATGTCGAAATAGCGGGGCGAGTGACGGTTGGATCAGCGGCTAGAGCTGAGAATACACCTGCTCCTGTTGCTGTTACTAAATACTGATAGCCGTTAATCTCTATAACGTCATAAGGCTGTACTGCGTAAGAAGTAAAAGAATCTCCTGTTGCGTATGGAGACTGACCTGTGTAGGTGTAGTTGTAAGCGGTAGCTGCTGTAAAACCTTGTACTGCTGAACCTGATGCAGAAGCCGCTGAACCTACGCGAATAACACCGTGAATACGGTCTTGCTCGTAGTGGGTAAAGGTCAGGTTGTTTATTGCGTTGGTGTTGCCCAACATTTCCATGATGCCAGTGATGTCCTGACGACCATAGCGTTGAATGAACAAGTCAGATACTTCTGGCTTGTGGATGCCTTGCGCCAAAGTCAACGAGTTCAAATAGTTGTACTCGGTGGCTACGTTGGTTATTGAAGGCGTATTTGATGTTACTGCCATTTTTTATTTTTGTTTTATCGTTTCCATTTTGCTGCAACTTGATTAAAGATTTGGGTGTTAAAGTCTTCTTCTATCTGTGCTTTCTGTCCTTGAATGTCCACTGAACTATTCTCTAAAACATCTGCCACGGATTCTTTTCCTTTAGATACACCCTGCTCATAAGCAAGTTTAATCTGTCTGTCGTAGTCAACGATTCTTGTTAGGTCGCGCTTCGCTCTTTTGAAATCGACTTTACCACTTTCTTTATCAAAGTAGTTGTCGTAAAAGAATGACGTGTCGTTTAATAGTGATCGTTCCACAAACTTTTTTGCTTCGTCTGATGGTTTGTATTTAATCTCCAATCCTTCATCTAGGCTTAGTGTCTCTTCAGCATAGTTGTTGACTTCAGACTTAACTGTAAGTTTGTAGTTTTCCAACGCTTGTCTTCGAGACTCCTCTTCTTGTTCTTTAGCTTTTAAATCGACTTTAGGTAGCGTAATGGCTTCCTTGTGCTTTTGCAACTTAGTTCTGCTGCTCTTAGCGTCAATTTTCAAATCTAACAATGCCTCTTGGTACTCTTCGTCCTCTTGGATATAGTCTCCTGACATTATGTTTTTGTAGGTTCTGCGAAGGAGTCTTTCAACTTCTTCGTTTGACAACTCTGGTCTGTCTACCTTTAGTTCAAGGCGTTTTAATTGTAAAGCGTCTTCTACTTTGTCGGGAGAGAACGTATCTAAATCAACCGCTTGCCATTTCCAGAAATCTTCTGAGTCAACATTGATTCCTGCTTTGGCTAGTTGATTAAGTTTTTTTATTGTGGGGTTTGCAAATACAGAGTCTTCGTCAGGTATCGAACTTACCTTCTCCTCATACTCTTTTATTTTTAGTTCGTATTCCTTAGCTTTTTGTTCCCATTCGTTTACTATTGGCGGGGTTTCGACTATCGGTTCTGTCTTCTCGATAATCGGCTCTGCCGCTTTTTCTATGGGGGCTTCGGTTGTTACTTCTGTCGTTTCTGTATTAACCTCTGTCAATGAACTTTCTTCTTCGTTGAATAGTCCTTCAACGGCTTCTTTAAACTTACTATCCATTTTTGTTTTAAATTGAGTATATTTGTTGACAAATTTAAAAACAAGTAAACCTGATTTTTTGTAAAATGGATAACGTAGAAAAGTATAGGAAAATAAACTTCAATCACTTAGGTCGCGGGCTTGGTGCTTTGAGAAGAATCAAGGGTCATACGTTAGAAGATTTAGCCTTCTATACGCGTAAGGATTTGGCGTATCTATCCCGCTTAGAGAACGGGAAGTCTAGCCCAAAGATGGAAACCCTTTCTGATATTTTGTCATTCTATGAAATGACATTAAAACAGTTTTACGACAATTTGGACGACTTTATTTAAGCGGGTTTTCGGGTAGGATATTTGGTTCTATCTTCCCCGCTATCTGAGGAACAGAATCTTTGGAAACGTCATAGTTGCCTCCGTTGGTCTGCGCTTTTAATTCTGCCGCCTTCTGTAATCTTTGCATATCGAAGTCTGCTTCGAGTGACATGGTTATCCTCTTGGCTTCCTCTAATTGCATATCGTTTCTTAGCTTTAGATCGTATTCTGCTTGCAGTACTTTGGCCTTTAATTCCGCCTCCATCTGTATGGTTTGTTGTCTAGACTGTTCAGCCGCTTGGTTGGACTGCATTTGAACTTGTGCGTTTTGTTGTTGCAATGCCGCGCTTGCTTGTTGCTGTTCTTTTGCCCTTCTTCTTTCCCTTACTACTAAAAGCTGTTCCGCTTTCTGTATATCTTCCTTCATTACTGTTCTAATAGCGAAGGCGTCTGATAGGTTAATTCGCGGGGGTTGCGCTGTTAGTTGTAGTTCTACCAATTGGTTCAACTGCATTTGCTCCTCTTCGTCAGGAAGCATTTTAACATTGATGGCGAAATCGGCTGCTGATAGTTTGCTCATGTCTAACTGCTTCACGGTTTCTTTGCCCACCATGTTCTCAAACTTATTTATGTTGATTCCTTTTCGGATTAGTTGTTGAGACAGTAGTGCTACTTGTCTTACAACGTCTTCATTGAATTTTAAGTAAGCGTCATAAAGACTTTTATTGGCTTGTTTGTGGGCTGCTGCTGCAAGTTTCTGTACTCCAACCGCTGCTCTCTTGTCTGGTTGCCCCGCGTCAATAGCGCTATTAAGTCCTATAGTTTCCTTCATTCTAGCCAAGCAAGCGTTGTATGCTTCGGTTAGAATAAGTATGGTGTTATCTAGTCCATTAGGAAGTGGGGTTACTGGGGATTGGTGTGCTGTTAGCGGTCTTCCGTTCTCGTCAAACTCCTTAAAGTAAACGTCACCGATTTGGTCTGTGATGGCTCTAGCGTCTAGTGGGGTCATGCCCCCCATTCCCATTCCTTGTAATGCCTCTACCACCGTATCTACGTTTATCATGTAGCCAGATGGTTTCGCTTTGGCTATTACTTGTTGCATCTTTAACTGAATACGGATTAACTCGTCAGCGTAGGAAATCATTTCCTCTACCTTTGATTTGTTTTCCATATCATAAATATCGGGGGCTGAAACCACAAAGCCTAGTGTTGTGTTAGTGGAGTACCTTCCGTTTAGTCTCTCTCTTATGATGTGCTTCTTTAGTCCGAAATCGTATAGGTAATCTGTGTCAACAATGTACTTTCCTACATATACGTTCTTAACTTTTTTTACTGATACTTTTTTGGTGGCCTTTTTGTTCTTTGATTCTTCATTGATGAGGACTTTCTTTCCTCCGTTTGATGAATCTACCTTTGTTACCACTAGTGGGTCTGTAGAGAAAAACTCGAAGTCAAGAACCCTTACGTTGAACTTATTGTATCTTGTGGGGTTTGTTACGTTTGAGTTGTAGTAAACTTGTTGTTGGTATGGGAATAGACCGTTATCGTACTTACCCGCGCAAGACTTAGCTATAATATATAGGTCTTCTTCCGATAATTCCCCCGCTGCTTGAACCCTTAAATCCTCTATGGTAATATCCTCTAAAACTCCAATATGCCTAGCGTCCTTGAAGTCATCTCTTCTTACAAAGGATGTTACAAGTTTTACGGGGTCGATGTAGTTTACTTGAATGTTCTTATCCTCGTCTAGTGTTATTCTACTAGCGCATATTTTAATGTCGGTTAGGTCTTTAGCTATTTTCTTCTGTGTTCTCTCAAAATCATTATCTTCTAGTATGGCTTGGGTTATACTTTCCATTGCCATCGACTGCGCGAGTTTGAAGTTGGTTGCCATGTAGATTTCCAACTCATCATCATCTTCGGGAATGTTCTTCCCTATGTTGATTATCTTTTTCTCTTCTAACCCAGCTAGAGCTTTTTTCATTTCCATCTTGGCTATCATTACTAGCCTTTCTCTATCGTAATCTGTTTTAGATATTGAGTCTACGGGGGCGAATTGGGGTTTGAATGGCTGATTAATCATTTGGTTTCTGATTACTTCAGCTAGTTTAGGAAGCGGGGTTGATACGTCCCAATCTAAATTAAGGTATGTTGCGTCTCCTGTGGATGAGAACTGTGTTTTGAACTTCTCTATTGATTGAAGTCCCTCTGAATACTTTCTGTTATTTATGTATCTATCAGCCCTTTCGTTGAAGTTGATAGTTGTCTTTTGGTTTATCGCGTCACTCCAAAGTGTCTTGGCGTATTCTAATATGTAGTCTTTTGTTTTCTTTTCCTCTGTGGGTACAAAGGATGATGGGTACATATTCTCTGAGGGTTGCTCCATAGTACAGGATATAATTTGGAGCAAAGATGAGAAACCGTATTACAAAATATTTGTAAAATCAACATTGGCTAAAAATGCATTGAAACGCACTTTAGCCGCGTGTTGGCACACATTAAAAATAAACAAACGAACATCTACTTAACAATAGACTCAAAATAACGAATCATTTGAGTTTCTCTGTCGTTGGATGTAAGTAGCTTTTGATACAACTGTTCAAACTTTAACCAAAACCACCTTGGGTTGACAATTAAATACCCTTCATCCTGATTAACAATAATTGTGTCCGTTTCTTCGTATGATAAATATACCCCTTTAGAAACAAGATTATGAGATAACTCATTTCTCATGTACCTATAGATTAAATAAGAGTAGTGAGTTATTTTATCAATTTCTTCATTGTTTGACCACCTAGCCGATAAAGACTCTTTGAACTTTTTGGTTAGTTTTCTAGGTAGGACTTGGTGCATTTTACCACAAACTTCCCTAAATGGTTCTGAATGTACATTACTTGGGTAAAAAATAGACCCTAATGACTCTATACCTGTGCAAGTGAGTATCATCAACGCAAATGCGTGTTTAGAATCATTAAGTCTCTTTGATGGGGCTATTAAGATGTTATCTAGTCTATCCTTTAAGATTTCCCTTAACCTAGCTGAATTACCAGACTTTAATAGAGACCTTAAATCAGAAAACCTAATAACTTCATTGTCTATAGTGGTACAGAACCAAGCTTCATCGGGAATAGGCATACTTTCTACTTTTTCCAAAAATGAAGAATTACTTTTGACAATAGAAGGGGAACTAAAAAAACGTGTGCCAACAACGCCTAAAAACAATTGTTTACATAACGTTAACCAAAAACGGAAACGCCCAAGCAAATTATATTTTCTACCATTATTATTTCCAACTGAATACTCGCAACTATTTTTAGCCATGCCCGTTGATTTCCTACAAAGATAGTAAAAATATTTTAGTTTGAGTGGCTTTTGTGAGAAAAATCTAAAGTGGCCTCTAGTTCGTCTTCTGTGTGTATTAATAAACGCTCTAAATACTCAATGTATTCAAGGATGTCATCATGGACTTCATACCTTACAAACTTGTCTCCGTATTTATCAAAGTTTATTTCTATCTCTGCCATTAGCTTCCGCAGTAAAGACAATCCTCATCTTCCTCATAATTCTCGAAGAGTTCGCTGAGTTCGCCTTTTTCTGCTGCCATTATTTTCTTTAGTTCCCATATCTCCTGTTGGATGTCAAGGTCTTTTAGAAAATTACCAGTTAGTTTAGATTTTAACTCTGCTATTCTTTCTTCCATGAGTCAAATATAAGTGGTGTTTATGCGGGGTTTTTGCTAATATTTTACAGTGATGTTTAGGTTGTTCAAGTACACGTCTTCGTGCCAAAACAAGTCTCTCCCTAGTGATGCTGAGACTGATATGAATTGGTCAATAGTAACGGGTCGCGTTAGTATTGGATGCTCCCAATAGAAAAGCACACCCTCCCCATCGTGTATCTCAAAATCATCGTCCTTTGTCCAAAGGTACTTTTTGAAGTTCTTCTCGGTTAGTGGTTGTGAGTACACCGAGTATATTGAAACTAGTTTTTCAACCTTCTTTTGCGGGGTTCCGCTTAACTCTTCAATATGCTCTACGAATGGCTTTGCCTTAAACTCTTTCATACCTTGCTTGTTATCATTAATGGTTGGTTCTCGCTTACTTTCCAAAGAAATTCCTCCCCGCTTTCTTTCTTCGCCCAAATCTCGCACCGCCTAATACCAAAGGAATGGAAAGCGTTTTGGTCGTAAACTATTTCGGTTATGGTAATAACTCCATCCTTCACCCTGTGGTTTCTGCCAACAGTAAATCGGAAGTCTTCTTTAGGGTCGTTACCTATCGAAACTTCGTACACATCATTTATAAAATCTTGTGACTCCATACTTAATTTTATACAAATATAAATAAATTCCTACTAAATCTATAGACTTAGTAGAATTTTTTTTTATTTTTGTAACATGAAGATACTTGTATTACAAAGTACGGAGTCTGGTTTGTACTACCACAGGCAGCTTGTGCCACATAGAACTTGGATGGATAGTGGTGATGAGTTTGGGGAAGATTTTGTAGCTATTGTTGAAATGAGGCATTATGATAAAATAAGGGAACTTGTTTTTAAATACCATTTTGATTTAGTTCAATATTCCGTTGGGTTGACTATCCCGAATGATTTCCCAAATCTTATAAACCATTTTAAGAAGGTGGGGACTAAGATTGTTTTAGATGTGGATGACCTATACATGAAGCGACCCGATGTGGCTAAGGCTATAAAGGCTTGTGATGCTCTTACAACGACATCCGAGAATCTACAAAGGCATTATGGGAACTACTATAATAAGTGGGGGTATATTATCGAAAATGGAATAGACCCAAAGGAAGACCAATGGAAAATTTATCCTGTGAAAAATGAGGAACCTGTATTTGGTTACTTGGGTTCTACTAGGCATGAGGATGATCTTAGGGTTATGGAATACGACTTTAGTACTCGGCCTTTGTTTGTTGTTTGTGAGGAGTACAGGAACTTATTAAATGTATCCCACCACTCTCTTCTTAAAACTTGGAATGAATATGCTTGGGAGTATAACTGTATTGATGTTGCTTTAGCCCCGCTTGTTCCAAATAAATTTAACCAGTCAAAGTCATTTTTAAAGGTGGTGGAGTCGGGGTTTAAGAAGAAGGCTATAATCGTTTCAGATACAGAGCCTTATAATAGACATCCTGAGTTCTACCCTGTGATAGATAGAATCAAAGTGGGGGAAAGTTGGAAGGAGAGAATAGAATCGTACACAATGGAGGAGGCAACGCAACGCGGGGAGGAGCTTTTTAAATTAGTTCAGCCTTGGGATGTTCGTAACCTTAACAAAAGGAGAAGAGAAATTTACACTGAAATACTAAATAAATGAGAGAAGTAATTATTTTTGCCACTTACTATAAGCAGTTAGAAAAATGTCAAACGCTTATACATTCACTTAAAATGCAGACAAACCCAAATTGGAAACTTATTATTTGCTCCAATGGGGATGCATCTGCTAATGACATTGTTTTGGATGATGAAAGGATTTCAGTTACCATTACCCCCACTAATACCGAATTTTGGGGGGCGTTAAACAGAAAGGATTACATTGAGAATGGTTTGCCTGATGGTGTTATGCTCATCAATACTTCAGTGGAAGACTACTATGCGCCAACCCTTATTCAAGAGGTTATTGAATGCGGGGAGAAAGCTGACTTTGTGCATTGGGATTTTTCACATCATATATTTGGATACCAAACTATGTACGCCATAACCCAACCTAGAATAAGTAAAATGGATTGGGGGAGTTACTCTATAAGAAGTGAAGTGGCTAAGAAGGTTGTTTTAGCTGACGATATGTGGAAACAGTATGTAGCTGATGGTATATTTGTTGAGGAGTTAATTAAGCAAGTTCCTAACTTGAAGTTTATCAGAATACCTAAAATTTTAATGACTAAAAACTAATGTTAAAATCACACAAAAGAGTTTGGATAAGGGTTGACCTTGATGAAAACAGAACCGTTGGGGATTCTGTAAAGTTGTATAATCCAGTAGCGGAGGGTTCGATTTATGAAAGCCTTCCTTATCGCGGGGTTCTTGAAGTGGCTCCTGAAGGTTTTAAAATCCCTATCGGAGAAGTAGTCTATGTGAACTACCAAGCGATTGACGATCATGCTAAAATAGATGGGGTTGATTACTACATTTGCGAACCTGATTTGATAGTTGCGTGGGGTAAGAGGCAAAAGGCGTTCAATTGCCTTATTGTAGAGCCTATAAGCGACAAAATAAAGTCGGAGTGGCTGATTATACCTGACGACCCAAAAAACCCCGTTACAATGGGTAAGGTTCTTTCCTCAGACATTAGGGGGTTCAAGAAGGGGGATATGATTGAGTACGAAAAGAATATCGACTGGGAGTGTTTGATTGGGTTGAAGAAACTTTACTACATTCAGCTTCACGAAAAGATTTACAAGAAGAATGGTAAGTTATGTAACGACTACAATGAAATAACCCCGCGTGAAGAATTTACAATCGTAAACGGAATATACCGAGAAAACCCTGAGAAGTTTTACAGGGTTGTTGATGGTAAGTACAAAGGAAAAGCTATCGTGTTAGATAATGGCAACTTTATAAAGACAAAGAGATATGTAAATTCCCGTCACGTTGCGGGGGTTATTCCAAACCCATCTGCTCTATAGCGGTAAGAAGTTCTAGCTTTTTAAGGTCGTGTGCTACTAAGGCATACGGCCTTTTCCATACCGCGAAGAAACACTCTACTATATCTTTATCAGTTAGTGACGCTATCTTGTCTATGTCGGATACTGTGAAGTATTTATGCGGGGTTTCTAGTGCCTTTTCGTACCTATCCCGCGACATCTCAAATAGTTCAGCTAGGACTGACTTCTTAAATGTCCTATCTTGGTGAAGCCATTTTTCTATAATGGACTTTCTCTTCATTAGGGTGCTGGGTTTCTAGCGCAAATTGAATCACACATTCTGCAACTTCCATCCGTAGTAACGCAAGTAACTATCTCTAGCCTTTCAGCGTTCCAATATTGACAGCAAGTCATTTGCTCAAATAAGTCTCTAAGCGTATCTTTTGGTGTATCGGGTGGTGGAATTGGTGTAGAAAATCTACCCAAGTCCTCAGTTCCACAAGAAACGAATATAAAAAGTGAAATTAATATGCTACCAAATGTATTCATCTCGTAAATGTTTTTTAAAGGTTATTGCTTCTTCTTTTGTTTTTAAAGGTTCTTCCGTTGGAACTTGAAACTCTTTTCCTTGTTTAGTGACGAGTAATACGCCCCAATAATTTGTGAAGTTTATTTCTAAGTTCGCCACTTCTCCCGCTACTACATCAAACTCATCTGTGCAAAGCACATCTCCCTTTCTCTTTATCATTTAACAAAGATAGTAAAAAATCAACATTACTAAAGCACATTAAAACGATGCTTTAGCTGAGTGTTGATTTACCGCAAAAATACTAAAAGTTTCTAATAATCTTACTAATCTTTCCAGAATTATTGAATTTTGGTAGCCAATCATTCTTCCCAAACTTTAGTTCGATAGCTTTTTTAGGCTTCTTAGTGGCGATTAAAGCTAGTCCTGTGGCTACCGCCATGTCATAGGGTGTCCAATTATTAGGCTCAAACTTTTGCCATTGTTCGATGATGTCTTTGAATGGACAGAAACCATAACTGTCGTCTTCCTCGTTGTGACCTATGTAGTCCATGATGTGTGCTTGGGTTATGCTCATTAGGGCTTCTCTTACGTCTTTGTGGGTTGTGGCTAGTCCTCTTTGTCCTTTTAACCAAGCCTTTTGCCATTCGGGGTCTAGTGGGTTGTAAAGGCAGAATCCGTCGTATCCTCTTCTGTGGAAGTGTTCTAGGATGTCGTACTTTATATTTTCCGCTAAGAATGGTGAGGAGTAGTAAACACATTGCATTATCATGTCCTCATAGAAGTCTGTTGGATGTGCGGGGCGGTGTAGATAGGTACATACCCAAGCCATTTTCATTTTGGGGTATTTCCAATGGTTTTCTAAAATAGTAGCCGAAGCTCCCTCAGAACCCTTCTCCACTGTTTGTGCGTGGGAGAACGGGTCACAACCCGTCTTACAGAAATCTCTTGTGGGCCAACGTTGATTACTTTTTAGTTCGTATCTGTTTCTGTCTTCTTGCGGGGGATGCCAAGCAACCAACCACCTTCCATCGGGGTCGGGTTTAAAGATTACTTCGGTGTCTTTAATTCCCCCCTGCCAATAGAATGTTCCTCTTACAATTGGGTCTTCTACCCCCGCTTTACTTTCGTTGTATAGATATTGCTCAAATAATTTTCTTTGGCTATAGGTGTTGCTAGACCTTGGAACGGAAAAGCAGTCGTTTACATTTCTTGGGTATTTTCTTTTCCAGTCTAATAACGCCTCTCCCTCTTGTCCCTCTTCCTCCCTATCTATCCATTCGGCAGCTTTTTTCATATCAGAGTAACCCCACTCATCTATAAATCCATCCCCCTCAAACATTCCATACTCTGCGGGGAAGAATAATCTGTACATTGTACTTGGTGTTCTTCCGTTTTTATTCTTCCTTTTTATGTCAGAATCATTCCATATAATTTTAGCGGCTTCCCCGCCCCCTTTAGTTAACTCCTCCACAGTGGTTGCCCAAAAAGCAAATCCAACTACTTTTGAGTTTACAACGCAGCATATTTTTGTAATCCTTTGTGTTTTTGCGGCATCTGAGTCCTCTCTTTTACCAAACTCATCTTGAAATTGCCAAGTAGTTCGTTGTCCGTCCATTGCTGTTTCCTTTGATGAAAACGCAACTATCTTGGAGTTCAAAACCTCCTTATATTCTCTAGCCTTTCCTTTTGAGTCTTTTCGTTGGGGTTCCGCGAATAATAATTCCCTAGAAACTGTTGTGTATCCAGTGTCAACTGGTTTTAAGAACTGTGGCAACTTCTGCCAACTGCTTACGAGTTTTAATAGACATCCCTTTGCGTCTGGGTCTGTTTTAGACTGTATGCCGCAAATGGCGTTATACCTTTCTGTAGTATCCCAATACCCATTGGATAATCCTATTACAGTTTTGCCGCTTCTCCTTGAGCCTAGGTAAGCTAATCCAGTAGTATCTTTATCTTGCTTGCACCACCAAATAGCGAGGTTTAAATCCCTCTGCATATCAACAAATTTTGGATTGGCTGACTCCCCGTCTTGGTCTTCAATTGGAATTAACCAATATTGAAGTGTCATGTAGTAGTGTCCGTTAATCCATTCTAACTTATCCCCATTGTAGAACCAAAATCCGTTTTGCCTTCTATTCCACTCCTCGTCAATAAATGACTTTCTTCTTTGGTCTGACGTAGGGAGGTTGTCTATCTCCTTTATTAAATCTCTGTCGTGATATGGGAATTTCCTCTTCTTTTTGGTCTCTCCCCAATTTGCTATGGATGCAGGGTTTTTTGGTGGGGCGGGGAGTTTAATCTCCATATCCCACACACAATTTGGAATCTCCTTTGAGAAATCCCTTATTCTTTTAAATCCATTGTATGCCTTTAGACACTCTTTTTCCGCGCTTGTCATCTTCCTTTTCTGACATAAGATTCGGGGGTTGTATCCTCAGCGGAAACCCTTTTCTCTTGAGCCTTTATTAAAATATCTTTATCAATCTTAGCTAATATTTTCTCTATATTATCTAAAATCGTCAACGACTCTTTACTCCAAAGAACAAAGTTCTTAAAGGGGGCTGAATCATCTTTAAAGTCTATATCGGCTTCCTCTATTTGCTTAGATAGTTTGTCGGCTTGAGTTTTTACCGAGAAGTAAATATTGACAAAGGGAGAACCGTAAAAGTTCTCCACTATGTCAATTAATTCTTCCTTAGACTTCTTTTGCAAGTCCTCGGTTTTCATTACTCAGCTTTTAGGTAAGTGATGATAAGGTTTCGTAGGTCTTTATCTGAGTCAATAAGTTTGATAAACTCGTCTTTCCCTTTTGCCTTTGATGCCCCTACTATGAAGTGTGGGGGATGCCATTTTACTATTCCTGCTTCTTTAGCTAGGGAGAATAGTTTTTCTGTGGGAGTGTTTTCAAACTCTTCAGATGCCTTTGGGGGGTTTTCTACAACCGCTTCCGCTGGCTTCTTCTTACCAATATTTTCTAGTTGGCGTGTCAACTCAGACCACATAGCATG